AAGCTGTTCGTTCGAGGAGTTCACGGGCGACTTCACGCAGACCACCTATTCCAGCGCCCGTGCCTCCGTGGACGTGGCCGACCGGGGTGTGCGCTCCAAGCGTGCCAACTTCGTTGACCGGGTGGCTAACAAAATCTTTTCCCTGTGGCTCTACGAGGCTCTGCTCAAGCAACGCATCACTGAGGTCGATCCACAGATGATTCTGAACGAGTGGCGCATGTTCTACGCTGCCAGCATGTGCAAGTGGGTTGGACCACCACGCATCGTCATCGACCCGCTGAAGAACGCCAAGGCCAACGAGGTGGCGATTGCCAACGGCACCCTGACATTGGCCGATGCCTGCGCTGAAGACGGTAACGATTGGGAAGAAGTCGTGGCACAGCGCAAGCGGGAAAACGAGGCCATGATTGAAGCCGGTCTGGTCATGGACCCTGCTGACATGGTGGACCCAGAGGGTGACCCATCAACCAACCCTGATGTTGATGAAGTGCCTCCCGGCCAACAATCCAACCAAGTTTCACAAACTGGCATGTGAGAATTTAGATTAGAGTTCTGAGCATGAAATCCTACGCGCACATAATCGCACGAGTCACACAGTCGCCCCTGCTCATGGAAGCCGGGTATGCCGGTGTGTTCTTCAGTGCCTTGTCGCAGCGTCTTGGTTTTGATCAACTCACTGTTGACGGAATCCAGATGGGACCAGCTGAGATGTCGCGCAAGATTGCAGAACATAAAGCGGTGGGTTCCCGTCCTTACGGTTTGCACAATGGCGTGGCAATCATCCCTGTTGAGGGAACACTTGCTCATCGAACCGGCAATCTGAACCCATCGTCAGGAATGATGGGCTACGATGGCCTGAAGGCACAACTACAGATGGCCGCTGAAGACCCGGAGGTCAAAGGTGTCCTACTCGATGTCAACTCACCGGGCGGTGAAGCATCGGGTGTAAGTGAGGTTGCTGCTGCCATTCGTGCATTTCCCAAACCAGTCAAGGCACACACAGGCCAGATGGCCGCTTCTGCTGCCTATTGGCTTGCTTCTTCGGCCTCTGCTGGCATAGCTGCCGACGAGACTGCGATGGTCGGCTCCATTGGTGCCATCATTGCCCACACCGATGCCACAGGCGCGATGGAGAAGCAAGGCGTCAAAGTCGAGTTGATCCGTTTCGGCGCACGCAAGGCCGAAACCAACAGTGTCGAGCATCTGACAGACGCAGCGCGTGCCGCCATGCAGACCAGCATCAACGAGGTGGGCATGTTGTTCGCCTCTGGTGTTGCAACAAATCGCAAGATGAGTCTCGAAGCCGTTCTTGGCACCGAGGCCGCAGTATTCACGGCGTCACAGGCCAAAAGTATCGGTTTGATTGATGAGGTTGCCTCATTCGATCAGACACTTTCTAGTTTTTCAAACAGTCTGGAGCAGTCCGGGCAACTTCAACAGGAGGCCGTTATGGCATCTGAGCAAGACATCGCGTCAGCGCGATTGGAAGGGGCTGCTGCCGAGCGTGCCCGTATCGGTGATATTTTGGCAATCGGTCATCCCGGTGCCAATCACATCGCCTTCAACACCAACATGGGTGTGGCCGAAGCAAGTGCTTTGTTGGCCGCTATCCCTGCCTCTGTGGCACCTGCCGCACCCGCTGCCCCGGCTCCTGCCGCTGGCAACGCTGCAGCACTCGCTGCCTTGGCTGACCACCAGACTGTTGCACAGGACACACCTCGCGGCGTGACCGTTGACACAGTGAAGCCCGAGGCCATCATGACCAACGGCAACTTTTCAATCGCCAAAGCAGTCGCTGTGATGGCCCAAGCAAAAGGAGCCGCAAAATGAGCTGCTGCAACAATGTGAAAATCACTCGTTCTGACGAGACAGGCTGCGCTTGCGTTTTCAAGTGCAGCAACGAACCCGGCGCTCGCGTGCTCGGTAAGGAAATCACTTTGGCCGACCAAGCCGCTGCCGATGACAATGATATTGTCCCCGGTATGCCCGTCTACACAATGGACGGCGACGAGTGGTTGCCCATGGACGCTGCTCACTTGGTCCACGGTTCGGCACTGGCCTACGGCATCGTGACCTGCGGTGCAGACCTGAACGGCACCTTCCCGTTCAAGTTCAAGCCTGAAGTCGTGACTGCTGGTGACTACTGGATCGACAATGTGACTTGGCCCGGTACTTTCACCGAATCGGACAAGAACAAGATGGTCCTGCTGTTCCGTATGCACGACATCGCTGGTGTCAAGTTGTACGCCCCCTACGCAGCCTGATTGGAGAAGAACATGAACGAAATCGTCCTGAGTCACTACGACACTCACACCTACTTGGCAGGTCTTGTTGACCAACGCCAAACTCGCGGCCAAACCCTGTACGATGTGTTGTTCGCCAACTCACCTGTGGTGTACACCGAAGCCTCGCAACTGATCTGGGATACCCTGCCGTTCGAAAACGGCACTCCCACTCCAGCACCCTTCAACCGTCCTTGCTCTGCGCCGCACTACCGTCGCAACGAGTTCACACGTTCGAACGCCATCACCTTCCCCTACATCGACATCGCTGAGATGGCTTGTTGCGACACATTGCAGCGCCGCATCCCCGGCACTCCTTATGCCCAACAGTCCGGCATCGGCATGGCGAACATCGAACGCTTCTTGGGCGATGCCACTGAAAAACTGATCGATGACTGGAAGACCCGCTTGGCTGTCATGGCCTCCGAGATCATCCAGACTGGTTCGTTCACTGTCTCCGGTCCTGACATCCAGACTCACATGGTTGACTTCGACCGTGATGACGCTTTGACTGTCAGCTTGACAGGTGCTGCTGATTGGCGCAATCCAACAGCCACACCCATCGCTGACATCGAAGAGTGGATCGACCTGATGCTCGAAAAGTCAGGCCAGTACGGCGGCGACTGGTTTGTGGGTTCTGACACTTGGACATTGCTTCGCAACAACGAAGAATTCAAGTCGAAGTTCGCCTGCTGCCCTGCCAACAGCACCGAAATGGGCAACATGATGTTGAACCCCATCGGTCGCCGTCTGACTGACATCCAGTTGCAAGGCACCTACAAGAACCACCGCATCTTCTTGGTCACTGGTCAATACCGTGATCTGGATGGCGTGATGAAAGACTTCTTCCCCAAGAACGGCTTCGCACTGTTCGGCAACTTTGCTCCCATTCGTGCCTTCGGCATGATCAAGGACATGCGTGCCAACTTCAACGCGATGGATTATTTCTTGGCTCAGAAAGAAAACTGCAAGCTGCCTGAAATCGAACTGCAAAGTTCGCCTCTGCTGATCATCGGCAACCCGAACGCAATGTTCTTCGCTTGCGTGACCGACTGCTGATCGGGGGAACCAGATGGCTACTTACAAAGTGATCTCTGGTTCCGTCCAATACGGACGGACTCAAGACAAGCGCCGCATGGTTGCAAATCTTGGTGAAACCGTGAGTGACAAGCAGATCAATTCAGCTTCGGTTGCACGACTGGTCCATTTGGGTGTGTTGGAACTGGTGAAGGCCGCTGACGTCATCGACGTTGAAGCCAAGGTGGTGAAAGTTGCCAAAGCAGCCAAGGCTGCTGAAACTAAGCAACCTCAGCCTCCCGCTGATAAAGTGCCAGAAGTTGATGTTCCCGCCTTCTTGTCGGGCACCTAAAACAAGAGTGGGGTCTAGCGGCCCCACTCCCACATTGTCGAGGCCCAAATGGTCGATCAAGTCGTAGATGGTCACCCCGATGATGGGGACCAACCGGGCCACAACCCCGGACCTTGTGACAAGCCAAATTATTGGCCTGAAACATACTCAGTCAACCTGCCCACACGCGATGGGCAGTCGATTCCCATTGGTGCCACCTATGAGGGTGTTGTAGGCGGTTCGCACGTCTACGCCCTGATGGTGAAGCTGGCACCTGAAGACCCTCCACCTCCACCCACACCCATCACCCTTGATGGCACCGACTGTGAAGGTGAAACACTTCCTGCGACCGGCCTGCCGGGTGAACTTGTTCAGGTGGTGCAGCCACCCGGTCAGGTGTTCAATGTGCGCTTCTGTGAGCCTCAGTCCGATGTAGAGACTGTCACGCTGTGCGACCCATCAAACGATCACCAGATCGTCTTCCAGTACGACATGAGCACTGTGCCGCCAACGTTGTTGTCGGCCTTTGACATGATGACGGGTGCCGTGTTCACGGGCGACCCCGCCACGCTGGAAGTCTGCGGCAACGCTGCTGTCGAGTCCGATCCGCAAGAGATGTGCGACAACGGTGTTCAGTTCATCCGCTGGTTCGTGATGAAGAAGGGTGTGCCAACAGGTGTTCACTATGACACCGACAAAGCTGGCGCAGCCTACACGGTCACGAACGAAGCTGCTGTCACGTTCGGCAAGTGCGTGGCGGCCGAGGTCTGCGAGCCAACCATCTCCAGCGCACCCGGCAATGCCTTGGGCACCCTGCTTCCCGGTAGCTCGGTGAGTATTCAGAAGAGCAACTGCTGTGTTCTGAAGGTCACAACCTCGGCTGGCTCATTCATCGTGAGCAAAGACGTGACGGGCTACAGCACAGGCGACTTCAAATGTATGGTGACTGTGACCGCTGTTGAGATTTTGTCCGGGGCTTGCAACTTGGCTGACGTTATCGTCACCACGCAGTTCTCGGGCTAAGTAAAACAGGTTTTTGGGTGGCGACCACAGCGCCCTGAAACCTGATCAAAAACTGTGGCATGGAAAGAAGATCATGCAATTTTTCAGCACAGCACCAGCAGGCTCGTCCTGCGCAGCCGGTCCCCGCGCACTGGCCCCCATCATCCATGATGAAAGCATCACCATTGCCAATGGCGCTGGTGCAACTCCTGCCGACCTGTTCTTGGGTGTGGCTGGCGAAGCGGCTCCGTTTGGCGGCTATGTCAGTTCTACCCTGAAATGCTCGGCATATCAGTTGGAATTGACTGTCATCACTGGTGACGACTGCATCGACGATTGCGATCCTACACCTGACGTGTTGGTCAAGACCGAGAAAATCACCATTGACGTGCCAGCAGGCCAAGGCGTTCAACTGCCTCCCGCCTACTACGCACAGATCACTGTGAAAACCACCGATGGTGCTGGTGTTGCTACTAACGCTGCTGTTGGTGGCGATGTTCGCTTCACCTCCAGCCGTGCTGGTGTCTGCGGCAGCGATGTCCTGATCCCTGCTTAATCTAGGCTAAAGCCCCTTCTTCCGAGAGGGGGCTTTGTCATAGAATGTTGATACTCACTGAGGAAATATCATGGAATTTACATCTAGCAACTCTTCCGATT